CTTAATTTTGAAACGCCCCCCTAAAAGATTGGTTTACCAACAAGAAAAAGGGGTATTTTTAAATGAACTTCAAGAACAAATAACCCTCGAGAAGCTTCTATGGAAAGAAGTTTATAGACAAGATGCTGTGTCTATGTATTGGGTAAACATAGCTTTAGAAGAAAGAATTGTAGAAGTAATGGCTATTAATCAAAAGCTGCGTCAAGACTTATCTTTAGCAGAAACTAGTGCTTTAAGAGCAACTGCAAGTATGGAACACTATAGAGGATTGTTCAAAGAAATGGAAGTAGAGAATATTAAACTTAGAAATTCTAATCGAAATCTGAAGGCTAGTAATTTAGGGTTAAAGATTGGAACAGTTACCTTTGGGGTAACTACGATATACTTTGGAATTAAGGCCTTGAGTAAGTGATCTAAAAATATTTTATAATAAACTTGTTTATATAAGCAAATTTATTATACATTTGTAAAGGCAATTAAGTTTGCCTTTATTTTTTGCAACCAAATACATATTAATATGACTAAACTTTCAGACAAGTTCCAGCCTTCTAGAGATTGGATTATTATCAACTCTCTTCGTCAAGAGAAAACAGATGCAGGTATCTTTATTCCAGAGACTGCCCAGCGTGATCCAAAAGACAACATTGTTCAAGAAGTACTTGCGGCCGGGCCCGAAGCTGGGTGTAAACCTGGGGATATTATTTACTTGCATCCTGAAACTCAGTGGTACCCACTTGAGATTGATGGAAAGGAGTACGGATTAATTAACCAGTACGGATTTATTGGGGTATTAACTAAAACTGTTTAAGATGGTAGGAACAGTCACAATATCTTTAGAAGACTTCAAAGCTCTGGAACTTGCAGCTAGATCTACAGCTCAAGAAAAAGAGTTACTTAAAAAGACAGCTAAAGAGATTGAAGTCTTTCTATCATATCTAACTACAAAGTTAAAACTAGAAGAGCATATAGAGGAGTTTAATAAGTACTCCTCTAATTGCTCTATCTTAGTTATTAATGGGAAAGTAAAAATTGACTTAAAAGATATTGACAAATGAGCACAGGAGATTTTAAAAAGATAACAATCAACGCTGCTACTACTATAAAGTATTTGCAGGTATTTAATGGGGTATTTAACTTGACTGACAACGAGTTGAAGGTTTTAGGTGCTTTAATATCTAATAGAGATACTGTTAATTTATGCTCCTCCACTAATAAAAAGAAGGTAGCACAAGAATTAGAAATTAAAGACTTCAATACACTTAATAATTACGTAAAAAGACTAAAGGATAAAAAAGCTATTATTTCAACTAAAGATGGGTACGATATTAATCCAATGTTAGTTCCCGGAAAAGATGGGGCAGTGATATATATTAAACTAAAAACCAATGACTGATAAAGTGATTACATTTTTTATTCTTCCTTACGGGGTTATGCAAGTAACTCAAAAAGGGAATGGGGACTTAATAGCAATAGATTTAATACAAGAACAATATGAATAACAATGACAATCTTAAACAATACCCAAATCTTGGTGAACTAACAAAGACTTTCTTAAAAGCTGCAGTTAAGATTGCTGCTTCTGGATTTGAAACTGTGTCTGAAAAGACTTATCAAGATAGGCTAAACACCTGTGCTGCATGCCCACTACTAGGCACGAAAGAAAAAAGATGTACTTCTTGTGGCTGTTGGGTAGAAAAGAAAGCAGCATTTGTTGTAGAAAGATGCCCTGAAGGAAAGTGGAAACAGCATAATTAACTGGCAAATGATAGAGAAACCTATAATTCAAAAGCTAGCAACAAAGTATAACCTCCCATTAAAAGTGGTTGAGCAAATTGTCTTTCATCAGTTTAAGTATGTAGCTAAAATTATGAAAGAAGGTAATTTTGAATCAGTTAGACTTCCATACTTTGGTAAGTTCTGGGTTAAACCTGGGAGAATTAAACATTTAGATAAAAGGACAGAAAACAAAAAACGCAGATTAGCAGATGAAGAACTTAATTGAAATGACAGGGGCTAACACAGTAACTCCGAGCCCGTATACTTTAGCAATTGAAGAGTTTGCTAAACTTAGCACTAAAGAATTGGCATATGTTTATTTTCTCTGTGACCATAGATCTCCATATGCCTTTTACGAATTAGAAGAGAGGAAGAAAACTTTAGATAAAGAATTTGGGGTTACAGCTTCCCCAAAACTAAAGGCAGCAATTTTAAAATACAACGAATTGTCTGAAACACATGCAGTTGGATTATTAAAAGCTGCTAGAGAATCAGTTCAAAAGTTAAAAAGATACTTTAATGAGGTAGACTTAACTTTAACTGACGATAATGGGAAACTAATGTACACAGCTAAAGATCTTATTGCTAATCTAAAACAGATTGGGGAAGTAGTTGACGGATTAAATGACTTAGAGGACCTTGTTAAAAAAGAGCAATCTAAAACTAGCATTAACCGTGGCGGTGTAGAATCATCAAAATACAACACATAACAAATAAAGCATATGCTAAAAAAACCAATTGAAATTACTATTTTAGAAATGACTAAAGAGGAAGCCGAATCAAGACATCTAGCACAAGAGCTTGGATTGCCTGTCCCCGAAGTAGAAGGAGAAGAAATAATTGCTTATTTCTATACAATAGACTGCTTACTTCCTCACCCTGATAAACCAGAGCTTACGATAATTATATCGTCCAGTCAAGAATTTATAACAAAAGCGACAGTAGTATCTATAATTGAAGCAATCAATCGAGCATTGTAAATAAAGTTTTATGTTTAAAGACACGCATTTATTTAGTCCAGCAGCTACTTATTTTTTAAAGCACGGGTATTATTGTGAACATTTACCCGGCACTAAAACATACTATGACTTTTGGGATGAAGAAAAAGCAAGATGTCTTCAAGGGTATGAAGTAAATGGGGTAAAAATAACTGGTTACCACTACTTCTACTTAAACTATTGTCCAATTGACAGGGCTATTGACCAAGAGTTAGATGACGGTACGGTTATAGCTGTTCGTGAAAGAACATTCCCTGCATTTTATGATGGGGATTATGAGTTCTTTCATGCAATGGATAATTGCAGAAAATCAAACAAACACTTAACTGTACTGAAAGCACGACGTAAAGGTTACTCGTACAAAGCCGGATCTATGATGGCTAGGAACTATTTCCATTTACGAAATTCTAAAAACTTTGTGTTTGCTTCAGATAAGCAGTACTTAACAGGGGATGGAATATTATCTAAGACTTGGGACTTTATCTCATTCATTGATGATCATACAGCATGGACTCAGCCACGATTAATCGATAGAGAATTGCACAAACAAGCCGGGTATAAAAAGAAAGTAAACGGTGCCGATGTAACTCTAGGATTAAAGAGTCAAATCATTGGGGTAAGTTTGAAAGATAATCCGGATAAAGTCCGTGGTAAAGCAGGGGAGTTGATCTTTTTCGAAGAATCCGGTTCTTTCTCTGGACTTTTAAAGGCCTGGGAAGTAGCAATGCCTACAATGAAACAAGGTTCTAAAACACTTGGGGTAATGGTAGCATTTGGAACAGGTGGTGAAGAAGGGGAAGGATTTGAAGGGTTGGAAGAGTTATTCTACCACCCCGAAGCATACAACTGCATGCCATTTGATAACGACTGGGATGAGGGCTCGTTTGGAACTCAGTGTGGATTCTTTGTCCCAATTTATAAAAACCTTGACGGGTTTATGGATGTGGATGGGAATAGCTTAATTGAGCAAGCTGTTGAATATGAAGAAAGCCAACGAGAACTTAAAAAGAAAGGGAATGATGCTAAAGCATTTGACCAGTATATAGCTGAACACCCATTTAATCCTAGAGAAGCTACCTTACAAGTTACTGCTAACATGTTCGACATAACATCGTTAAAAGAGCAGTACAATAAAGTAATAGCCAACGATCTTCAAAAAATCGGAGTAGTTGGGGAAATGTATTACAATACCCAAGGTAAATCTGACTTTAAACCTAATGCTAATTTAAAGACAATATCTAAATTTCCTCACAGAAAAGATGATGATTTAACTGGGGCAGTAGTTATATATGAGCCTCCATATAAGGACCAGCAAGATAAAACTCCTGCAAACATGTATATCATCTGTCATGACCCGTATGCTCATGGGGCTAGTACAGACGGAGTTTCTTTAGGGGCAACTTATGTAATTAAGCTCCCTAATAACGTAAGTCGGCCAGACGATATAATCGTAGCTTCATATGTAGGAAGACCTCAAACTCAAGATGATTACAACCGAAACCTGTTTATGCTGGCAGAATACTATAATTGGTTTTGAGAATGACCGAGGAGAAGTAATAGCCTATGCTAAACGATTCCGTAAGCTACATCTTCTTCAGGAAGAATTTGAGATGCTGGATAAAAAAGACCTTAGAAGTAAAAAGGTTAAACGACAGTATGGTATGCACATGACCACTGAACGTAAAAATCAGGGAGAGATATATATAAGAGACTGGCTAGTTAATAGCCGTGGCCAAGACGAAGATGAAGTTTATACCTTAAATTTGCATAAGATTTATGACCCAGCTTTACTTCAAGAGTTAATGAAGTTTAATAAGAAGGGGAACTTTGACCGAGTAATGGCCTTAATGGTAGGAATGTACCACATGAAAGAGAAGTACAACTCTCAAATTTATTATCCAGAAAATGACAACTCACAGAATGATTGGTTTGATAGAAATTATAAGTAATGTGATATATTAAAACCTAACCATAAATAAAAAATAGTACTAACCATTCGTAAAAGAAAAGTAATTTTGTAGTAATGTTCGGACAAGCCTCAATTCCAAAGCAAAGATTACCTCGTTCTCAGAAAGATGAGAAATGGGGGAAAGAATGCGTAGATGCATTTATTAACCTATCTAAATTTGGGTTAAGTGAACGTAGGAGTTACCTAAAGTCACTATATGATTACTATAACGGGGTAATCGATGAAGAAGATTACAATTATGTTTTAAAACCTTATGGTAAGACACGATCTAACTTCCCATCTAAACTTCGTAACTATAACATTATCAAGCCTATAGTAGACTTACTATTAGGGGAGAAATCAAAACGTAGCTTAGACTACACAGTAACTGTACAAAATTCTGATTCAGTTAGCTTGAAAGAAGAGGCACTTAAGCAAGCTATTCATAATAATATCAGGATGCAATTTTTAGCTGAGCTAGCTAAAAGTCAAAATGTAGATGCCCCAGTTGAAGAAGTGCCCCTCCCTAAACAAATAGCTGAGGAGTTTAACAGAAACTATGTAGACTCAAGAGCTATTAAGGGGCAAGCTGCCATTAACTACATCATGTACTTTAATGAGATGTATGATAAATTGCAGAAACAATGGTTCCATTTTTTAGTAGCAGGTGAGTGTTATTCACATAGAGGAATACGAAGAAGCGAACCGTTTTATGAAGTAGTTAACCCATTGGATGTGGACTACGATAAAGATCCGGATATTGATTTTGTTGAAGATGCAGACTGGGCTATTATTCGTAAATTCTCACATGCATCGTCAATAGTTGATGCTTATGGGGAGTATTTAAGTGAAGAGCAAGTATTAGAACTTGAAAACCCTAAGCATACGGCAGCAGAGGCTTATCTTCTTTACAGAGCAGAAGCTACAGGTTCAGATGACAATATTTATAGAAATAGATTAATTGAGGTAGTAACAGTTTATTGGAAATCCAGGAAACGTATCGGGTTTGTAACTTACATTGACCCAAATACTGGAATGCCAGAAACTTTTGAAGTTGAGGACCCATACAAATTAACTCCAGAGTTAAGAGAACTAGGAGCTAAATTAGAATGGGAATGGGTTAATGAAGTTTGGGAGGGGACTAGAATAGACAGAGATGTCTATATTAATATTCGTCCTATTACTAATCAAAGACATAGCCTGGATAATCCTTCAATTTGCAAACTCCCAATAAATGGACGGAAATACTCAGATATTAACTCACAAAACATCTCATTGGTTAGCCAAGGTATTCCCTATCAATTAAACTACAATATTTATAAATACCGTCTTGAACTGGCCATAGCTAGAAGTAAAGATATTATTGCTCAGTTTGATATTAACATGATCCCTAAG